GGGTCAGCTCTCTTTGCTCATGCTGATTGAGCGGCTAGAGCTGCGCGGCTTCACGGTTTGCAGCGCCAACACCGACGGAATTGTTGCGAAGTGCCCCCGCTCCCGCCGCGACGAAATGAACGCGGTCTTTGCGCAGTGGGAACGCGAGACGGGCTTTGCCACAGAGGAAACCGAATACGTGGCCATTTACTCGCGCGACGTAAACAACTACATTGCCGTTAAGACCGACGGCAAAACGAAGACCAAGGGCGCTTATTTCATTCCGTGGGCTTTCCCGGAGTTCGCTTATGAACGTTTCAAGAAGAACCCAACCGGAACCATTGTCGTTGAAGCGGTGACCGAATTTTTGACGAAGAGAACGCCCGTCGCTCAGACGATTCGAAGCGCGACCGACATTCGAAAGTTTGTTTCAATTCGCACGGTTCGAGGCGGCGCAGTGAAGGACGGCATTTACTTGGGGAAGGCCGTGCGGTGGTATTACGCGCGCGGTGAAACCGGCTGCATCATTTACGCCGCGTCGGGAAAGAAGGTTCCGGAAACCGACGGCGCGAGGCCGTGCATGGACCTTCCCGACGTTCTGCCGGCAGACTTGGACTTTGAATACTACGAACGCGAAGCGTTTAAGGTGCTCGGCGAAATCGGGGCAATAGTGCCGTTCGAACAGCTCGGGGACTTCGCGCAGCGCATGGGCGCGCGTGCCGCCGAGCTAGCCGTTGAAGCACATAACGGATAGGCAACCGCGTAGGTTGCGCTGGCCCGAGTCTTGCCACCCGCCGGCGGAGTTTGTCCCCCTTACTCCGAACTGAATTGCAACGTCGCCGTCTAGTTCGCCTATGCCGGCCGTTATGCCAGGCACAACGACGGCATGGGTTCCAACTGAGCCATAGCCGCCCGCAGGTTCGATTTGCTGGCTGTCGGGCACATATGCCCATGAACCAAAGCTTCCGTCGCTAAACGCGTGCCGCCACCAAAGGGAAACGTAGTGGTCAACTGAGCCGCTGAACATGAGCAAAAACGGAGTGTCGGGACGGCCGTAACGGTCGCGCGCATAACCGCTACCACTCTTCCAACCGTAAAAGGTAACCACACAAAGCGGATTCGTAGAATCGGCGTAGTTGGGTTGGGAAGCGCTTGCCGGCGTAACGGGTGGAAATGTGCTGTCTTCGTGCCCATCGCCGTCGCGGTAGTAAGCTGCACCTGTGTTAATCTTCGCAGCGAACAACGAAATTAGCGCGCTGATTTTGCCTGCCGCGATTTTGTCGGCAATAACGCTGTCAATCATTGCGCTCTGAATCGTCGCTTCCTTAATTAGCGCGGTGTTAATGTAGGTCAGACCCTCAATGACGGAAAACGGCGCGCGGATGTTGTCGCCCGACGCATTGACCACCGCGACCTTGTCCGCCTGCAAAACAATTTCTGTTTCATTTCCACCGCCGCCGTAGTTCGTCACGCGAAAGCCGGCAATGCGCCGGTTCGCAGCTCCGCCGGTGACGACTTTCAAAACATATTCCGCGCCAAGCGTTCCGTCTCCGGAAGCTCGGGCCGTCGCTTCCGTCGTCACTGACGCCGCAAGCGTGCTATCGCCAGCGACGCGTGCCGCAACCTCTGTGGACAGGTTGGCGCTAATGTTGTTGTCGTTCGTCTGCCGAACGGTGGCTTCGGTGTTAATGTTGGCTTGGAGCCCGCTGTCCGCAGTCGCGCGCAAGTTCGCTTCGTTCGCAACTGCCAAGGTTCGCGCGTTAACTTCGTCTTCCAAACCGCCTTCAATGTCCGCGATGCGTGGCCACACAACCACGGTTGCGGTGTGTGGCCCAGTGACCGCGCCAACGCGCAAGTTCTTGCCCTTCGCGCGCAGCCAATAAGAGCGCTTCGAACCTTCTGCCAAGTCGCGGCGGAAATAGAAGGCTTGGGGCGACAAAACCGAAAACGTCGGAAGGTCGTTGGCGAAATTCGGCGTTGCCGGCGGCGTGCTTGGATTCGGCCAAACGCCTTCCCAAATTTCCGTTTCAAGAAGCGGCGTGTTGGCCGGAGGTATCCAACGCAAAGTTAGCTCTTCAATTCCGGATGAAACAACAACGCCGGTAACGTTACCAGGTGTAACGCCATTGTCGGGAACGACGTTGTTTCCCTGAACCGGCGCTTGCCCTGTCCAATAGGCCCACGCGCCCGCGCCTGTGGTTACGGCCGCAACGCGAACATAAATCAGGCGCGGCAACACGGCGAAGCGAAACGACGTGTCAACGATATAGTCGCTTAGCGTTTCGTAGGCAACGCCGTCGTAGGATAGTTGAAGGATGTAGAATTGCGCGCCGGCGGCGGGAATCCACGTCGCAATGACTTGGTTTGGAATGTCCGGCGAACGACTGACCACAAGGCCCGACACGCTCGGCAACGCGTTCGTCGGCGGAAGTGATCCGCTAGTGTTGCCAAGGTCCGGCGGCGTTGCTTCGTCGTGGGAATGCGGTTCCGCGCGGTAAGCGGTCGCGATAATTTCAACTTGGTCATCTTCGGCTGGTGAAATGCTCGTGACGACACAAAGGCGATTAACCAGCGACTCCACGCCGAAGGTAAAAAGCGGAGGCTCTTTCTTCGGGTCAAAGGCGAAGTCGTCCGGGTCGATTGGCGACGCTAGAACGACGTGGAACGCGTCAGCGCCGGCCGTAACGGTAATGGGTGCGGTCGCTGCGCTGGTCTTCTTTCGCAGCATGATTTTGTGAACCGTCGCCGGCGCGAACGTCACAGGCTCGGACAGCGTTAGGCCCGTTCCCGCGTCGTCAACGTCAACGACGAAACCACCTGAGCCCCAGCGCGGCACGTCATGGCAAATCCCGATTGCGTCGCCAAAGCTCGGAATGTGCCCCTCAAGTCCGGTGCGGATTGTTACCTGTTCGCGACGGTAGCGCGTGCTTGCGCGCTACCACATGCCCCAGCGGTAAGCGTGCGTCCGGTCCGTGACGCCGTTCAACTTCACTTTCTCGGGATTGTCGCCCGACTCGCCCGGCAAAATGCAGAGAACCGTTTCGCTCTTCCAAGTGTTCGCGTCGGTGTATTCGACTTCTAGCCCATCGTTGGCGTCGATTGAGAACAATTTCAGCTCACGCTTAAACGAGTTTTTAACCGTGTTCTCTTGGTTGAAAATCGTAGTCGGGAGCGTCTTCGGTTCGTCGCGAATCATGGTTACGCGCGAGCCGTTCAGCATCGGCACGGCGCGCCCAACGAGCGTAATCATTCGGGCCGCATCCCACACCGTCAGCCGTTGGTCAAAGATCCAATCGAAATATTCTTCCCGCTCATTAAATAGAGCGTCCAACGCCGCGAGCGCGTTTAGGTCAAGGAACTTGTCCGCCAGGCGTCCGCCATAGACTGAGCGGAAAACGTCGCAGAAAGCCCACACAATCGAACGCGTAGGGCCGGCTTCGTTCCACGTCTGAGTTTCCGGATTCCAACTTGGGAGCCACCGCACGCCAACGAGATTGAATCGGTTTGCCGCGTTGTCGTTCAGGTTGTTCGAAGCGCGAGCCTTCACCGCGACCATGGTAACGTTGCCGTAGTCGCGCGTTGACGGCAGAATTGCGCGCATCGTTTCCCATTGCAGTTGGTTTCCGGCGCGCGCGTCCGTGTTCTTGTCGGTGGTTCGAGCACCGCGGACTTCGTAGCGGCCAAGCTCAACAGTTGCTTCGACGGTGAAGCGCTGCGGCGTAACTGTGGCTAGCGTCTTCGTGAAAGTCGCCAGCGTGAACCAAGTTCCGACCGGCAAACCTGCATCGTTAATTTGGCGCGCCTCGAACACGGCCGTAACCGTCATCGGGTCCAATCCGCCATTGTCGTTTTGCACGAAAAGCCCGCGCGGAAAGGAAAGGTCCAATTCGATTTTGTCCGTCTGTGTGTTCGACGGATTGGCCACAAACGGGCCGGCGTTCGTGATTGCGTAGTGACCTGTTGCCGGAATGCCAAAATCTTCGTCGCCGGGGCTGTCCTCAATCCACGTTCCGCCCGAATCCGGCTCGTTCGGTCCGAAAAGTTCAATGTTCGAAACTTCGACGGAGGTAACGACGTTATCCGGAAACAGCGTGACAGGCGTTCCCGGCGGGCAAATTTCAACCTCTACGTCTTGGAACGCGCTTGTCGGCGTGTCTTCAATGTTCGTTTCTTCAATCGAAAATTTCCCCTGTCCCAAACAAAACAACTGAAATAGCCATTGCTGATTGTTTTGATACTTGTTGTAGGGAACCGCCGCATAGCTTGGCCACATCCGCGGCCGTCCGTATGCAACTTCGATGGGCTCGCCCAACCGGATTTGGTTTCGTTGACCCTTCAACGCGTAAACCGGGTCCGCCTCCGGCATCTGGCCCTGCGTCGGGATTTGTTGCTTCGCGTTCAGCGCCATTACGACGCTGGCAACCACTAGGATTGCATACAAAACATAGAGCGCTTGAACCGCAGTGCCCGGAAGCGCGATGACGTTAACAATGTCGTCTTTCGCTAACGGCCGCGTCGCCCAATCCTTCTGCATTAAGCCGTTTCCGTTCAGCGTAACGAGGGTAGGGCGGTCGAACTTTTCGAAACCGGGGAATCGAATTTCAAGCCACGCGCGCAACGTGATTCCTTCGGGAACGTCGCTGCAACGCGTGTCGTTGAACGGCTCGAACGGGTTAGAAATTTCGATTATGTGAGCCATGAGCGATGGGCGAAAAATTCGATTCGGCCGAACCCTTCCGAGCGGAGCCGCGCAACCGACGCCAGGCACACGCGTTTCATGTCGGAGCAATGCAGGACAAGCCCGCCGTCCGCTTCGGTGAAAATGCCGACATGATGAAATTCCAAATGCTGCGACAGGCCCACGGGGCAGAACTCGAACGGCTTCTTCACCGTGACCCATTCTGCCAACTCGGGCGCGTGTTTCATCGCGCGCATTGTGGCCAGCGCGTCGCGGGAATGGATTTCAGTGTAAAGCGGAACCTCTAGCCCCTTGTGCTTCTTCAACACGGCCGCGAGTAGCCCGAAACAATCGAACGCGTCGGGGCCGCGACCGCCGACAGCCCACGGCTTGTTTAGATACTCAATGGACCAATGTTGCGGCGCGCTCATTAGTTCGCGAGGGAAGGGAAGCGCGCGCGGGTGTAGAGTTCCGTCGGGAACTTCTTGTTCAGAATGTCGGCGAAGGTGGCCTTGCCGCTGACTTCGACGGCCGTAACAACCACGTCGGTTAGAAACAAAACAAGCGGCGGGTTAAGCTGCGGCTGTGTCGAGTCGTTCGCCAGGTAAGGCCGATAGGTGACGGTTACGGGCTCGTTCGAGTCTTTGACTTGTTCGAGGTAGTCGGAAATAGCCCGGTCGATATTATCGACGGCAAGTGATAATTCCTGAACGCCATTGTCACCGGACGACGGCAACAGGAAGCGAAAGGGGCACGCGCGGAAGAGCTTCGTTCCGCCGTCGCCTTCCAACGTTAGAAAGCGGTCTTCGTAGT